CAGAATCGAGCAGTTGGTGAGTTGAACCATCCAGAAGGTCCAACAGTCAACCTCGATAAAGTTTCTCACCTCATCACTGATCTCCGTTGGGAAGGAAATGATGTGGTAGGAAAGGCATCAATATTAGATACTCCTATGGGACAGATCGTTAAAGGTCTCCTCGAAGGTGGTGTCAACCTTGGTGTCTCAACTCGTGGAATGGGTAGTCTTGAGTCCCGTGGCGGAGCAATGTACGTCAAGGACGATTTCACTCTTAGTACGGTTGATATCGTACAGGATCCATCAGCACCGAACGCTTTCGTTAATGGAATTATGGAAGGTGTCGAGTGGGTCTGGAGTAATGGAATCTTAACGGCTCAAGAGATATGTGAAGAAACAGAAGAGACTGAATTCATTCATGCTTCCCGTGTCCAAGTTGGCAACTATGCCACTGAGACACGAGAGTTCAAGAATTTCCTCTCATCACTTAAGAAAAACTTATGATCAAGGAGACAACTATGTCAGATTATCAAGACGAAGTTATCCTCGATGAGCAGGAAGTAGGTGTATCAGAAGATAAAACTCCTGATATGTCTTACGACGAAAAGGGTGAACCCGGAAATGCCGTTAAGTCTGTAGAGAAATCTGCGGCTCAAGGCAAGAAGGCCCCTGCTCTAAAGGGAAGCAAAGAAAACGGAGAGAAGATGGCCAAGAGCAAGACTGGTATTGTCAGTGACATGTACCACCATCTCAATGATATGAGCAAAGAGGAACTTGAGTCCGCATATCAGAAGTTGATGGGTGAGGAAGTAGAAGAAGCAGCAGCAGAACGCATCGTCCCTGACGTTGCTACTGAAGCAGACTTCTCTGAAGACCTCGACGCTCTAGTAGCTGAAGAAGCAACTCTCTCGGATGAGTTCAAGGCCAAGACTGCTGTGATTTTCGAATCAGCACTCAAGACCAAGCTCGCAGAAGAGGTAGATCGTATCGAAACTGCCTACGACGAGAAACTCGAAGCTGAACTTATCGGTCAGCGAGAAGAGTTCGTCGAGAAGGTAGATTCCTATCTTAACTACGTGGTTGAGCAATGGATGGAAGAGAACAAACTTTCTATCCATCAAGGCCTCCGTACAGAGATCGCAGAGAAGTTCATGGGCAGTCTTAAGGACTTGTTCTTGGAGTCTTACGTCGACGTACCAGAAGGCAAGGTTGACCTCGTGGACGACTTAGCAGATCAGGTTGAAGAGTTAGAAGAGCAACTGTTCAAGACTACTGCAAATGCTATCAATCTGGGTGAGCAGGTAGAAGAGTTGAAGCGACAAGCAATTATCGCTGAAGCAACTACTGACCTCGCACAGACACAAACAGAGAAGTTAGAATCTCTGGTATCTACCCTTGACTTCGAAGACGAACAGTCATTCGCTGCTAAGGTTGCTACCGTCAAAGAGTCTTACTTCACTAAAGTATCAACTGAAGACGTTATTGAGGAGTCCGCTGACGACCAATCTGCATATGACACTGAAGTTGACGTAGCTCCATCTATGGAGCGATATCTGTCTGCAATTCGCAAGACATCACAACAATAACATCCACTAGGAGATTATCGAAATGGATACTGTAAATTTTGAATCACTGGTCGAAAAGTGGGCTCCCGTACTGAACGAAGAAACTGCGGGTCCCATTCAAGACCGATATCGCAAGCAGGTAACTGCCGCGATTCTCGAAAACCAAGAACGTGCTATGCAACAGGAAGCATCTCAGATGAACTTCCTCGCAGAGACACCTGCCAACAACACTGGTTCTACTGCCAACTGGGATCCCGTACTGATCTCACTGGTACGTCGTGCTATGCCTAACTTGATGGCATACGACGTATGTGGTGTTCAACCTATGTCTGGTCCTACTGGCCTGATCTTCGCCATGAAGTCTCGCTACAAGGGTCGTAACGACGGCACTGATAACTTCAACGCTGTTGCTGGTCAGAACCCTGACGACGAAGCATTGCACCTCGAGGCAAACACTGCCTACTCTGGTGACTCTGCCACAGGTGCTGATGCTGGTACTGCTGGCCCATCTGGTCTGGCTGGTGTAGCTGATGCTGGCGCTGCTGGTCTAGACGACGATCGTCTGACTGACATCTATGGCCAAGGCATGACCACTGCGGAAGCAGAAGCACTGGGTCGTCCTGATGGCGTAAACTTCGCAGAGATGGGATTCACCATCGAGAAAGCAACCGTGACTGCAAAGTCTCGTGCGTTGAAAGCGGAGTACACTGTTGAACTGGCACAAGACCTGAAAGCAATCCACGGTCTAGACGCTGAAGCAGAACTCGCAAACATCTTGTCTGCTGAGATCCTTGCTGAAATCAACCGCGAAGTCATCCGCACCATCAACAGCCAGGCTAAGACTGGTTGCTTACAGGCGAACACTGCTCTGAACGGCGTATTCGACTTGTCATCTGATGCAGATGGCCGCTGGTCGGTAGAGAAGTTCAAGGGTCTGCTCGTTCAACTCGATCGTGAGTGTAACGTAATCGCCAAAGAGACTCGTCGTGGTAAGGGTAACGTGGTCATCTGTTCTTCAGATGTTGCTACTGCTCTGACTGCTTCTGGTATGCTGGACTACTCACCTGCTCTGAGCACTAACTTGCAGACAGATGACACTGGCAACACCTTCGCAGGTGTACTTAACGGTCGTATCAAAGTCTACATAGATCCATATGCAGTCGCTGACTACGTAACTGTTGGTTACAAGGGAACTAACCCCTATGACGCTGGTGTATTCTACTGCCCATACGTACCTCTTCAGATGGTTCGTGCGGTTGGCGAGAATGACTTCCAGCCACGTATCGG